AAGCATCGTTTTCGCCGTCTAACCATGCGTCGCAGCGAACCCCGCGCCACGCGCTCGGGTTGCTCGGTAACGTCTTGCACGCTCTTGGATTTCATTGTGCGGGGTCGCTGGACTTACCGTTAGGGCAAAGTGCGTAGTCCACGATTTCATCCCACTCTCCCCACGGCGTTCCGTCCTTGTCGCATCCCGATTCGTCGAGTTGGTCTGCGGGCGGGCGGCGCTTGCGCATGGTTTCTTGCACCTGCTGCGATACCTTGCCCCAGCACACTTGCGTCACTTCCTCATTCCAGCCATCGCTTGGAGCTTCATCCTTGTAGTAGTCGAGCGCCTTCTCTGCGCGTTCGCGTGCGGCGCTTTCGGTGTCGTGCGTCTCGAACCCATCGCCTGGGTCATAGGAGAACCACGTCTCCGAATGCCCTAACCCGTCACTGGAGGCAACAGCGCCCCCGTCTTGCTTTTGAGTGTCAGCGTTCATTGTTCAATTTCCGTGTTTGCGAGGCGGCGCTGTCGGCGCTGTGCCTCAGTTCTGCGTTAGCCCACAACCCAGAAGGCTTCTGTTTTTGCCATGAGTTCATTCATTAGCAGCATTCGCCTTCCTTCGAGCGTCTCACACACGCTCTCGCGTTCGTTCCATGCCCGGATGATTAGCACCAGACCATGCCGATAGTGTTTCCAGACCTCGCCGGGTTGTGGGCTAACCAGCGCGCTGGAGTGAACCGCTGGTTCACTCGGCGCGGAAGTCGCGGGTTTAATCGGAGTCTCGTCGTTAATCATGCGGTCACTCAGCTTTCTCGGTTCAGCGGCTTCACTTCGCCGCGATTGATGGCTTGAGCCAGCGTTCTATCATGGTCGCTATTGCTCGCATGGTGGTTTCCGGCATGTGTGGGTCGCCGTTTATCATGGCGCGATTTCCTTCGCGTGTAGTTATCTCGAAATGGACGTGTGCCGCTGAACCATGCGCTGCACGGCGACTCTTGCGGGTCTCGCGCAGTCGGTATTTGCGGTTCTCCATTTCCAGTTTGTTGTTTTCGCGGATTAGCCGCTCCGCGATTTCCACGGCGGCGAGTAGGTGATTGGCTGTTGGTCGGTCTTTGGTGTGGGGCTCGAGTTGTTGCCAGTGTTGGCGGCACAGTTGGATTTTTCCTTCAATCATGTTCGTATCCTTCTCTGGTAGCTCAATCGTTAATTACTAATTTAGTAGATTTTGACATTCGATCAGTAGAAGCCGGGAGCTGTTCATCGCCAGCCCCCAGCCATTTTTCATCTGTGGCTTAACCGCGACCATTTCCGCCATTGCTGGTCTGCCCCACGATCCGCTGCACCCGGCTCTCGATCTGTTGCATCATCGGATTAGCAAATACCGGCTGCCCCACCGCCCGGCCCGTCAGCGCGTTCTGCTGCTGTTGCACCTGGTGATACAGCTGTTTGACGCGCGCCACATAAATCTCCAGCGCCACCGGCGTCATCTTCTGCATATACTCAGGATCGGTCTCCGCCTTGCTCAACAGCGTGTCCAGGCGCAGTTGGAAGTTCTGCCCCTCCGCCAACATCGGCGGTTCGTAGTTGCCCAGGATCATTGCTGCGTTGCGCTTTTCGTCCTCGATCTCGTTCTGCGTCGCTTGTTGCACCGGCGCGGTCGTGTTCTTGGCCAACCACGGATTGATCGCGCTGAACAGGAAGTTCACCAACTGCGACCGCATCACCGTGTTCTCCGTATCCAGCGGCACGATCAAGTTCTTGATCACCTCGCTGATGGTCTTCAGATATTCCATGTCGAGATGGCGCGGATCGAAACTCAGCTCCACGCGGAACTTCCCTTGGATCTCCTCGCGGCTGCGTGCGATCGGCACGCCATCATCCCCACAGATCAACGCCAGTTCGTCGTCGCCGATGAACTGCTGGCACAGTTGCAACATCTGCGTGAGCGCATCCGTCAGGCTGGCCAGGAACAGCGCTGCCTCATGCTGCATGTGGAGCTGCGCCAACGTCGCCGGCACATTGGCCGTCAGGCGCCCAAAGTATTCGTCCACGCGCTTCTCGCTCTGTTGGAACGCCACCTGGTTGGCCTGCGGGTAGGGCGGCGGATTCATGAACTCGATTTCCCCCGGCCGCTTCTCCTCGATCTTCTTCAGCGGCCCGATCACCAACCGCACCTTGCTCAACCGGCTCGGCACTTTGATCGGCGGCACGGTCGCCAGGCTCACATGATCGTTGAACGAATCCACCAGCAGCTTCTGCGTCATCTGCTCGCCGCCCACCAGCTCCGGGATGCCCCGCGCATCGAGCAAACGATTGGTGTGATACTCGCGACTGAACCAGGTGAACGGATATTCCCCATGTAAGAACTCCAGCAAACGCCGTTCGTGCGCGCCCATTTCCACCTGGGTGTGGAACGGCTGATAATACAAGCCGGGGATGTTGTCGTCCGTCACCGCCCAAAACAGCGCGGTCCAGACTTCGTACTTGCCGCGGCGCTCTTCCTGCGTCTCGTCGCTGATCTCTTCCGCCTCCAAGCCGCTGGCACTGTTCCGGGTATAAACCTGGAAACCGGTTTGCCCTTCATGCTTCAACGTTTCCGTGACAAACTCCTCACTGTAACGGTGCGTCACTTGGCGCGTCCGCAGCTCCGTTTCCGTTAGCCATTCCCGCAGGAAATAATACGGCGCGCGCTTGGCATCGCTCACGTTGGGCGACACAAAAATGTCCTGCCACAACCGGTACGCCACCATCATCGGCTGATCCCGGCGCAGGTACGGGCAGGGATACTGCGCACTGCCGGTCTCGCGCAGTTCTCGCACCATCGTGCGCGCCCGCTTCGGGCTCAGATGATCAATCATCTCGCGCAACGCTTCCGCCGTGGCGGCATCGTTGGCCGGGTTATACAACTGCGCCTCGATTTCGGCCACGCGCTCCGGCGGCAGTCCAAACGTCTGCACCAAGGCGTCCTGCAATTCCGCCAGCGTGATCGTCTTTAACTCCAGCGCCGGCTCTTGATCCCACCATACTCCGAGCACTGCCGCCGCCGGGCTGTCGCCTTCCAGGTAATTCGCCAGGCGCAACAACTCGCGCACATACTCCGCGCCCAGCTTGTTGGCCAGCACCCAATTCATCAACGTGGTTAGCTTCGTGCCCAGCGGTTGATTGTTTAGTTCCAAGCCGGTCACCGTCGGACGATTCCGCAAGGCCGCCGCGATCTTGATCATCACCCGCTCGTTGATGACCATATCCGCCAGGCGTACGCTGGCATCGCTCGCGCCCTCGAAGGGGAACGCCGGCGCGCCGTCTTGCGCGTCCGCGTGCTTGCGGCCGTCGGCGGATTTGCCGGGCCAGCGACACTCCCGCACATCGGTCGCGGCGGCGTGGCGCTCGTTGATGCTGAAGCCGCCGGAGCGCGCCACGTGCTCCAGTTCGTTCTTCAGCTTCTTCAATTCATCGGCATCCAACATGGTCGGCGCGCCGTCCTGCCCGGCGGGCAGTTGCGCAAAAGAATCCGCATTTTGTTCTGTGTTTGTCGTCATAGTTTTCCGGGTTGTTCGGTGGGTAAATTGTTCGTTGTTATTTGGCGGTCGCAGTCGTCAACGCGAGCACCTGGTCGCGGCGATACCACGCGCGCCCTGTCGGCTCCGCCCGTCCGCCGATGCGTTCCGCCTCGGCTTTGGCTTTGGCCTCACTGGTGTCCAGCACGATCGCATTACGTTTGTCGCGCACGCGCCAGATGTGATAGACCGGCGTCACTACCTCGGCCTCCACCAGCTTGGTGAAATACGCCGCCGGAAAACCGCTGATCTCCAGCGCTTCGCTATAGCGGATCAAGTCCGGCCCGGCTGTTTGGTTTGTGTTCATGAGTTTGTGAGTTCCTCCTTCAATAAAAATTCTTCTCCTCCGTTACCTCTGTTCCCTCCTGTTGGCTGCCCCCCAGGAACGGGCGTTCCCGCAGGAAAAATCCCTTCATCAGATCAATCCACTCCTTGGTCGCACCGTCCCGATCCGTCTTGCCTTCCTTCGTCACGCCCGTCCACGTCTCGATCGCGTAAAGCGAGTTCTCACATTCTTCACTGATGAGCAAGTAAGGCTTGTTGAAAAAGTCCACCGGCTTCTGGCGATCGTACGCCAGCGCAGCATCAATCGCCGTCAGCCCCGCATTAATGTCCTCGCCCGGCATCCCGTTGAAAAACATCCCGATCTCCTCGAACTGCGTGATGAGCGTCACCGGCCGGTCCTTCTCCATGCGCGGTGTGCTGGCAAAGCGCGCATCCAACTCGCGATCCTCGATCGGCTCACGCGCGCCGGCAGCGTCGTCCCAGCTATCAATCGCTTTGGCCCATTCCTCGTCGTTCATGTCCGCCGGCTTCTCTGCCTGGTAATCCTTCCAACCTTCCAGCCGCGCGATCTCCCGCTTGTAATCGCGCAAGCCAAATCCAAACGGCTTCTGCGCCGGTCCAGCGATGCCATCCGGCTTCTTGCCGGGGAGCGCCCACGGCCCAGGCTCGCCGATGCCCGGGATCTCGTAATTACCCGGCCACTCGCGCCGGAGATAAACATGTTCCGGCGTCACACTGAACCACGCCATCGCCATGTTCCGTTTGCTGTGCGGATCTCCCAGTTGATAGTTCGTGCATTGACTCGCCGGCGGGATCTCGCTGGCCGGCACGATATGGACCTGGCGATTGAACAAAAACCGCGCGCTGATCAACTTGTGCGCCACACCGTAAAACCGTTCCTTCACAAACCACGTCGGTTTGTTGCGACTGCGGATCGTGCTCGCCACGTTCTTCGGGTTGCCGTACGGATTGTCCGCGCTGTGAAAAAACACCACCGCCTTCTTCTGCTCGGGATCAACACACTTCACGATTCGCGGCACTGTTTCAAACTGACGACCGGGGGCGACCCGCCGCTGCGTCGCTTCCGTCGTGGCGCCACCTGTTAGGTGCTCGAACGTCTCCGGGCGACACTGCGGCGTATGACACGCGCGCCGTTCCCGATCCGCCGCGTAGCACTCCTGCAATTCCGCCTCCGTCAATCCCAGCGCCGCCGTCACTGCCGGCTCGCCGCTATCCTTCGGACACATGAACGCCGAGCTTTCCAACACCGGCTTCCCGCCGTCCATATCCATGCGCACCGTCTCGCTGTAACCGTCCACCGGCGTGAACGGCTTGATGATGATTCCGTCCTTTTCTGCCACGCGTAGCGGCATCGTTTCCGCGATCTCCGCATGAGCCGCCTCGCGCCCCGTCAATTCATCCAGCACCACCAGGTTCAAGTTCGCGCCCTCGATCGTCGGCTCGCCATACGTCTTGAACGTCATATCGCTCAACCCATCCGCGTCGCCCACCGGCAGGATGAACGACATATCCGAGAACCCCGTTTTCCGTTTGTAAGCGATGTAAGCCTCCTTGCCCTTGATGTCGCCCGTCTTCAGCTCCGGCGGCAGGTAGCGGTAGAACTCCTTTTGATGCAGATCCACCGACATCTTCACCGACTCATGCCAGAACCACGCGCTGAACCCCGGATTTGTGAACATCAACCGCAACGCGCGCGTCACGCAATACTGTGTCTTGCCAGCGCGGTTGCCGCCCAGGATCGTCAGGAACTTGATGGGCCGCGGAAAGCCCAGCGCCTGCCGCACGCGCGCCGCCACCGCGGCATCCACCCACGGCAAGCCCAGCAAGCAATCGCAGATAAACCAGATCGGCGGCTCCCAGAAGTTCTTCAACGGGTCGGCCTTCTCCAGCGCGATCACCCGTTCCCGCTTCAGGATGAACTCCGCGTACGCCTTGTCCCCCATCGCCACCGCCTCAGTCGCCGTCGGCAACCGATGCACGGGATGCAGTGAAGGAATGAAAGGCTTGGCCATACGTTTGGACTCAGAGTTGGGGAAACATCGCCATCAAATGCCGTGCTTGCGCCTTGGCATCATCCAGCGCGTTATGCTTTACCCCCTCGTTCTCAATCTTGATGTCCGGCCGCAGCGCCTTCAGCGTTCGATAACAACGGTTGTTCCAAAAGTTCCACGGCAACGAGCGATCCGCCGCCGCATAGGCCGCGGCCAAAATGGTGTTGTCAAAGTCGCTGCCATTACCCCACACCAGCGGTTGTGGTTCGCCCTTTAATTTGCTGAAGTCCGCAAACCCATTCAGCCCTTCGGCTAGTGTTCGCGCCCCTGGCTTGGTCAGTTCATTGCGCGCCACATCGGATTGCCGCAACCACCACAGCACTGTGTCCGCTTCCAATTTTAAGCCTGCCCGAACACAGCTCTGCGCCTCAACCCGCATGTAAAATTCCTCCCCCAATTCTCCGTCTCCAAACCGCACCGCACCGATCGCCACGATCACACACCCCGGCTTGTTCCCCAGCGTCTCCAGATCCAGCATGATGTTTTTCATAATTGGTTTTTTCCTGTGTTCCTGAGTTTCTCCTTCATCCGACCTGCGGCGCCGGCGTCCCATGCGCCCGTTCCTGCAAGCTTACCGCCGCCGCCGTTGCCTGCTGCAACCGTGTCACAATCCGATCCAACGTCGGCACACACTCATGCGCCAGCACGCTGCCATTTTGCGCGGTCGCCTCGGCGATGCTCTCCGCCTCCATACTTGCCACGCCCGCCTGTTTGATCACCGCTACCAACAAATCTGTGTTACTCATAAATGTCCTTTCTCCGTTCTCTCCGTTGCCTCCTGTTAAATCAGATTGGCAACAATTTCTGCCCGTCAACGAACTCCACGAACTGCGCCCACTGCACCGTGTGTTCCTCTGTCCCGCCGCGCCGGATGTGGATGCCGTCCGGCGCGCGCCACACCTCATACTTGCGATTGTCGAACTCGAAGCTGAACGCATCGCCCGCCATGAAATCGTTGATCTTGTCCCACGGTTCGGACCGCACCTTGGGCGATCCCTTCTTGCGCCGCTGCAACCCGTCCGGCGTCGGCCAGAACGTCACCGTGTCGTCGCCCAGTTTGAGTTGCACCCGCGACCAACTCCGCTTCGTGCGCAGTTTGGTGATAGGGCGCTTCTGTCCCAGCGCGCCGCTGGTGACTGTTGCTGCATTGCTCATAATCGGAGGGGGGGTAAATAGGTTTTCCGTCGTCGCGTTCATTTGGAGAACCACTCCTTTCCTACGGCGGTCACGGTGTAGTTGGCCTCCAGTGGTTTCTCGCCCACGCGCGTCAGATATTTTTGTTCCGCCCAATACGTGAGATTTGCCGCCACCACGCCGGGGCTGGCTTGCTCCAACAACTTCACGTAATCCTTATCCGCCAGCAGCCACGTCCGCACCGCCGCGCCCGTGAATCCACTTCCTTGCGTGCGGATGAAAACTTTCATCGCTTTCCCCACCGTCTCCGGTTTATCCGTCATTCCAGCATCCAAGGCCGCCAAGGTCACCCCGGGGCTGGTGGGGCGAGCGTCCCCGCGAGCCTTCGGCACCAACCCCGGCCGCTCCCCCAACTTTCGGTTTGGCGTCACCAAAAATTTGTGCCGGTTGCCGCCACTCCCTTCCAGCGGCTTGGCCACGGCGGGGAAATTCTCCCCGCGTTCATACAAGCCATGCCCCACACGATTGAAAATTTTATCCGCCACGCGATGCGTCAAAAAATTCTCGCACTGTTTTCGGTCCAGCTTAGTCGCCGTCACTAACGCTTCCGTCAAAAACGGCTCCGGCAGATGGGCCGCCGCGTTCATCAATCCCGCCGTCACTTCTGCTGGCTTCCGCGCGTTCTTGTGCGGTTTGCTCTGTTTGGGTGTTCCTTGTAGAACTTTGGCCAATAGTTCCGGCGGGGCAGGGGCAGTCACCGTAGTTGGCCCGGTGGGGATGCCCTCCGCGCCCGCCTGAAATTCTAGCAACCCCGTGATCAGCATGTCCGCCCGATTCCGCGCCGCGCGCAGATCCGCGATGGTCAACTCCAGGTGATTCACTTGCGGCCTCCCTTCTTCGCGGCTTTCACCGCCGCGGTGGCCTTGGTCGTTTTACCTTTGGTAGGTTTCTGAGTTTTGGCTGGTTTGGCCTTCGTCCCCTTTGCCTTCTTCGCGGGACTCTGCGCCGCCGGCTTTGCTCCCGGCAAATACTGTTTCCAATCCACGCCCCAGATTTCCAGCAAGCCCGGATCGCTCGTGGTTACATCTTCCAACAACAACTGCAGGATGAACCAGATCAAGTTGTGGGGTGTCACCTGGCGGTTGATGTAATCCAGCAATGCCTTCCGGTCGTCCGCTTCCTCTCCGGTCCATTTCAGGCCGCGCCCAGTCATCCATTCTTCCGACACGCCGGAACTCATGTCCGCCTCGCGCTGCAACATCGTATTTGCCAGATTCTGCCAAAGCCTCAGTGGCACAGGTTTCTTGCCATCCAAATCCAGCTCATTGGTCGCCGCGAGCATCGCGGCGCGGCGCGCCTCTTGGATCGCGACTTTTTCCAGTTTGAACTTTTCTTGGCGCTCCAGTTGTTCCTTGCTCGGCTTGGGTGGGGTGTAGCTGTCCGTCGCCGTCAACTTGTGCGCCTTAAAAATCTTCTCTTTGTCCGCCGGGGTGATTACCTCGATCGCTTCGCCGTCACGATTTACCGTCACGGCCGGCGTCACGTTGGCCGCCTTGGCGAGCGTGCCAAAGGTGCGGTTCTTCTGGTCGCGATAACACACCTCGCTCGTCAGTTCGTAGTTGTAACTTTTCTTCTGATACTCCGAGGCCGCCACCACGGGCGTGCCTTGCGCCACCGCATCTGCGATCACGCGCGTCGCGTGCGCGGTCACCTTCTTCTTGTAGCAATCCACATCGGTGCAAACGTGGGGACTCCCCTCCGCGCCCTCGATGTTCCCGCTCCGCTTCGGACAATCCACACACGGGCCAACGTCTTTAACCAGGTCGAGGTCTGCGCCTACCTTGCCGATCCACGGCGCGTCTTTGAGATTGCGCGTGTAGTCGTCATCAATGATCGCCTTGATGTCCCGGAAGCTGGGCAACTCATCCTGCCAGTCCGGCTCAATGGCCACCTCCACCACTTCCTTCTGTAACGCCAACGTCGGCAACTTCGCGATCAGATCCGCCACCGTGATGCTCAATTTCCCGTCCTTGATCAACTGCTTGAACTCCGGCGCCAACTTCGCCACGCGCATCCGGGTGAACACATGGCTGCGCTTCACCCCGTGCAAGGTGCAGATCTCTTCCATCGTCTTGCCCTGGCTCTGCAACAGCACGTAATCCTCCGCCGCCTCCAGCGCCTTCAAGTTTTCCCGCCCCGCATTTTCCACGCGCTGGATGCGGATCACTTCTTCGTCGGTCAGATTCGCCCGCACGATCATCGGCACGCTCTCCAGTTTCAATTCCTTCGCGCAGCGGAACCGCCGTTCTCCAGCGATCAATTCCACGCCATCCGTGTCGTTATCTCGGTAGCGCCCCAGCAATGGGATCTGGATGCCGTGCGCCTGGATGCTTTCCCGCAAGTTCGCCAGTTCCTCGGGATCGAAGTCTTTGCGCGGTTGGAACGGGCTGGGGCTGATCGTCGTCAGCGGCACTTGCCGGATGGTTTGTTTCTCCAGGCTCGGCAAAATTGCCAGGGCGACGGCCGCCCCGGGTGGGGTCGCCTTTGTTGTCTCTGTCCGGTCAGTTTTGTTTTTCATATCGGTGTCTTGGATTTTTGGTTTTTGTTTCGGTCAACTCAGGAAATTAGTGGGGGAACAACACCCGCAGTCCTAACGGCAACGCCTGCGGATTCCGCACTTCAAACAAAGTGCGCAGCGGTCGCCCCGCGCGGGTTAGTTGATACGTGATCCGGCGGCGCGGCTGGGCGTGGCGGATTGCATGGCCTTCGCTCAGATCGCGCACCTTTTGCAGGGTGGACTCGGCGAGTATTTCGTAGGGGTCGGCAATGATCATGGGTGTCCTTTTGGTTCTATTGTCGGGCTCGGATTAGTGGTTGGATGCTTTCCCCTTGCGGCACGAGCCGGAGGGATTGTTTGTCGAAGTAAAGCCACTTGCTGCCGTTCTGTTGCGCGCCCGGCCAGCGCTGCTTGCTCAGGATGAACTTGCTGTCCCAGACCATGCGTAATCCATCGAGCTTTGCGGTGTATTCCGGCGGCGAGATCTTCTTCGCGTTCAACTCCGCCTTGAACTCCTCCAGCTTGTTCGCCTTGTCCTCGTTCCGCTTCATCCCGATCACATTGTCCGGCGCGTCTGTGAGCTGCTTGCTGCCGCGCACCTTTTGTTTCGCGCTGCCGTCCCCCTTGTTCTCATGCACCACCACGATCGTGTGCGTCTGATGCTTTAGGTTGAAATCGCAGATCCGCTGCATGAACTGCCCTTGCGCCGCGTAATCATCATCCGCGATTCCCACCTTCATAAGGTTGTCCAGGATGAAAAACTTCCCGCCCTGACGCGTCGCCGCGTACTCGAATGCGTTGATCAGCTCATGCCGGTCCGTGATGCCGAGAAAATCGTAGAGCAACACCCGCTTGCTCAACCACGCCAGCGCATCCCCCACCAACCGCTCGTTATCGTCATTGCGCTCCAGTCGGCCCAGCGCCAGAAGTTGGCGGGCCATGATCCATAGCGTCGTCGCCGGCGGCATTTCCATGCTCGCCATCACCACCCGCTCCCCCGCCTCCACATCGAGCTGCTTCATCACGTGGATTGCTTTCCAACTCAGCATCGTGCTCTTGCCGCTGCCATTGTCGCCCGTCATCAACGTCGTCGCCGCCGGCCGATACCGCAGCGGAAACTCAAAGGGCAGGGCATAGCCATATGTGTCGTCCTTCCGGTCGAACCATTGCTCGAAATACTCTTGGAGAAAATGCCCCGGCTCTTTCAGATGCTTCGGTGTCACCGCGCCGCGATCCAGCAACGCCGTCCACTCCTGGTGCTGCTGTTCGATCCGCGCCAGCCAACTCTCCGACACGTCGCCGTTCTGCTCGTAGATGATTCCAACCTGACTGGTGTTCTTCTGCACCAAGCGCCGCGCGATGTATTTTTCCCAGACGTAATCGATGTAGTAGGTCAGGTTGGCGACGCTGGGCACGGTATCCTGCACCGCGTTTAGGTAGGCAATCCCGCCGATCTGGTCGAGCTGCCCTCGATCCTTCAACTCCTGTTGCAAAGTGATGATGTCGATCCCTACTCCCTGACTGCGCTGATACAGCAACGCGTTCCAGATCGTCTGATGCCGCAGATCGTAGAACACCTCGTCGTCTTGCTGGAACTTGTCGCAACACTGCGTCAGGCATTCATTTGGCGCGAGCAGGATGCACCCTAACACCCCTTGCTCCGCCTCCATTGAGTGCGGCGGCAAGCGATCGGGTGATGGGGTGGGGTGGGGTCTTTGTGGATTCATACGTTTGGACTCTCCGTCCCTGGCCACTCGCACTGGTAGCAAGAGTCCGAAATCTTCAGCAGCGTCATGTCCGCCGGCCAATACGCTGCCGCCGTTGATGCACTCAAGGCGGCATCACCGGAAATTATCCATTGGGCTGCGTGCAAAGTGCCCCGCCGATGGGCTCAAATCTTGGTTGCCGAACGCGATGAACAATTGGAGTCGCCGCATCCAATGATGCTCGTCTCTCGGACAATGGAGTCCGGCCGGATCATTGCTTGCCCCCAGGACGACAGTTTTGTGATTGTGGGGCTTGAGAAACCGCACGATCAATCCTCGTTCTGCACAGATGGGGACTTTTTCGGAACTTGCGTCTGGCGTGCGCTCTAAGCCATGAAAGCCATAGTCGAAGTGACCCACGGCAAAAAGGGCATCAATCAATTCCTGCGGTCCGCCGGTTTGGGATTAACCGGGGCCTTCACTACTGAGCGATGGCCGGAGGTCTGCGGATCGCTCAACGCCATCGAACACCCGATGGAGCTTTCCTGATTCTTTGCAGCAGCAGATGGTCGCAGCGGTCAATCCATGTCGAACCCGAGCCCAAGCCCGATG